CAAATGTTGTAATTACAATTATTCCGAGAGTAGATGGTAAGCTTGCTGAAAAGTCATCTTTACCAACTCATATAACTCAAGAGTATTACGACATGGCAGCAAAATTGAATAAGAAATATACATGCCCCATATGCCTTGATCTCGTTAATAAAGAAACGATTCAAATTACATTCTGCGGGCATGTATTTCACAAGGCATGCATTGAAGAACAGAAAAAAATAAAACCTGAATGTCCTATGTGTCGTAAAAGAATTTAAAAAAAAATATATTTTGCAAAAATTTAAAAAAAATTCTTTCTATAATAATAAACAATGCCCGTAAAGAAAAAAATGAACGGAAAAGGACAGGGTCTGAAAGGATTTACAATGCCGACATTTAGTAAACCTAAATCACCAACTAGAATAGTTCCAATTCTCCCACTTTCAGAGAGGGATACCCCAGCAGTTAGAGGATTAAAATTCGGTATTGCAAGAGCACCGACTGCAGTTGCAAGAGGGAATATGGCAGGATTTGCAGACAGTAATAGCGGAGAAGTATTTAGCGGCGCCCCATCTACTACAGCGTCAACAAGAGAAGCAAGAGCACTGAAACCAATTTTAGAAAAATTATCAGAGGAAAAAATTAGACAGTCAGAAAATAGAAAAATGGGTGAAGAAGATGTAAATGTCCTTAAAAAATTAGTAGGTAGAGGAGGCGAGCTAACTAAAATAGAATCAGTTATAAAAAAATTAAGAAAAAAAATTAAAAAGTAATTATCCAAATTTTTATTTAAAAGAAAATTAAAAAGCTTCTTTTAAATAAATGAATACCACCAATATAGAGACAGGTCAATATGATTCAAATTCCGCCATATTGAGCCTTACAAGCGTAATTATAACGCTAATACCTCTTATTATAAGTGAGATCCTTCCATTTTTACCTATCCCCGAAAATGGGATTTTACATTCAATATTAATAGCATGCGCGCGATTAAAAACTCGCGACCGAATAATCGCTCCAAGAGGAGGTTAGGAAGGTGGAATAGCAGGGGGATTTAGGTCTTCATAGACCCTCCATGCATAGTAACCCGTGAAACCGATATACATACATATAACTACGCTTGATATCAAGCAATCTAAGTTGATGTGACCTAGATACTTTTTAGTCCAATGATCATTTTCCATTTTTATATATTAGAAATATAAAAATTAAATAAATGCAGTTAAAGTTGATGATTTTAATTTTTCACGTAAAAGGATAGTTGGTCGATAATCATATAACTTTGTCCAAAAATGTATAATACCTAAGGCAGTCATTAAAATATCTTCATTTCTTTTTTTTCGCAAGATATGTTTTTCCAGTGTTTTATAGAGAAAAATACCTTGAAACATAAATCGAACTTTAGGAGTTATACAGTAGATCATTTATATAATACAAGATAAAAGTTAGGCGTGTTCAGAATCTTCGGGACTATTAAATTCTATAATTATTGAGACGGTATCATCATTAGTAGATGCAGGATATAAAGCCCCGTTGCTTCGTCTCATATAAAATGTGTAGTCGCCCTGAATAACTTGAGGGTTCCAATATTCGTTCTCAATATCTTGAATAGTTCCAGCTGAAAATGATGATATATTAAATGTAGAACCAAGAGGACTGCCATTAACCAAATCACTTTCGATAGTAACATACTCACCAGTAGCTAAAGCAGGATTTCCCGTAGATAGAGAAATTGCTTTGGTATGAATAGATTTAACTTTAAATGGGACATGAATACGAGCTGTTGTAGAAGATTCAGTAGCTGCAAATGTTAAAAATAATATCTGTGTTTGTTTCATTTATATACTACAAATATATTTTTTAATTTTCATATTCTGAATTAAATTCCATCGTGATACTAAATGAATCAAAGAACATATATAATATACCAGGTAGTGGAAATACAGGAGCTGTTGTAAAATATTGATAGGGTAAAAAATTAGATCCGTCATTTTTTTTGAGACTGAAGTCATATAAACCATTAATTACTTGTGGTAACTGAAAAGTATGTTTAATATCTTGTTTTGTGTTCATAGAATATTGACTATCTGCATGAACGACTCCAACAGGGCGATTTCCAACAAGTGATGATAAGAAATTTACATAAAAATTGACTGTTGGAACGCAGTTGACAACAACACCCGTATCAGCATCGACAATTGCACCTCCTTGATTTCCAGCTAATCCTCTTATATAAGTTATATTCTTTATGTGTATAGTTTGAACTTTGAAAGGAATATTAATAGGAATACGAGCGGTCGTATCAATTTCTGCAACAAGAGATATAAGACTTCCATAATCGTATTCTCCACTTGGAAGGATGAAATCAGTAGGAGGCGGTTTGGTATTTGGGACAGCATTCAGAGCAGATGTTAATGTCTTAAACTGATAATAGAATGTTTTTGTAATTTTCATTTACTTATAGACGATATAAATTTTATTCTTTTTTTTCATTAACAAGATTATCATAATCTTTATCAACATATTTTAAGGTTCGGCGAACATCTGTTTGTCCCATAGCATGAGCTGTATCCGTTAGGTCTTGTAAATCGACATCCTTATATTTATCACTCAAATATATATGTCTCAATAACGAGGTTGATATATTCTTTCCGCCAAAAATATCATTCAACCAATTAGCAATTTTACTCTGAGAAACGGGCTTTCCCTGATTGTTAATAAGTAGGTAATCAGATTTATTAAAAAGTTTCCACATATCAATAATCTTTTCTAATGTCTTCGGTATGTTTTCCAAGATTTGTCGTCCCAACCGTTTTGAATTTTTATAACTATTAAATACAAACGTAGCTAAACCCTTTTTTTTGTTTTTATTATAATTAACCATATAATTATCTTCGCTTGTAGATGTCTCATCAAAGTTTCGGATTTTAAATAAAGCATAATCCATAGAACGGCGAGGAGGAATTAAAACATACATAGAAAGCAAAACAAAATTTTGTAATGTTTCGAATTGTTTACGAGAAACCCGAGGTAATTTGGTTAAAGGCATAGCTTCAGCTTTCAATTGGTTATATATTTTCATAACTTCTTCTTGACTAATAAGATTCTCTTTTTGAGAATCCGATAACGTTTGAGAGGTCTCCCGTTTATTGACAAGAGCTGCATCAGATGTCATAACTTTACGGTATTCTTTAAGGGCTTCATCTAAAGCTTCGCTATGGTCGCCGTGTTTATCATCTAAAATAGCAATTAATACAGAGATTTTACTTTTACGAACCATGGGCGTTTGGACAGCTCCTAGTTCTTCAATAATTTGTTTATAATTTTGAATAAGGTCTTCAATAGAGTTACAATCACATGAACAAATTAATTGTATTTTACGGATCGAAGCCATATAAGTTTTAATTGTTCCCGCCGAAAGTAGTGGGCGGTTTTTAAGCATGATATTTTTAAAATGCATGTTATCAGTTTTCTTTGCGTATGACATATTTTAATTATTAAAAAGAAAATAAAAAAAATTTAATATAATTCTGTTTTAGGGGATCATTTAAAATTGATTTTTTTTTGGAACTCCCTATAGAAAATTCACACATGACTCCAGCATTACAAAAATATTTGCTTTATACTAGCAGATTTATGAATTTAGAACAATTAGAATACTATAAAGAATATATGCCATCAACTCATTATAAGGCTATTCATAGAGATTTTAACAAAAGTGTATGTGATAGGGATGATTATCAAATGGATTTAGTTGTAATAATAATCCCTGATATAAAGTGGGAGAATAATTATGAACTAATTATGGTGTTAGATGAGAAATATATTATTTATTGTAGTAGAGTAAGATGTAATTCTCCTCTTGATATTACTCTTACATATAATCATTTGGAATGTGAGGATGACGAAGAATGCGATCCTTTTTCTAATAAGGAGGTTGTATTAGAACATATACCTAAAAATCAACAAAATATTATCAAGGCAATTGAGGCTCTGTAAAAATAAAATAGAATAAAATAAAATATATTTTAGTTTAATATCAACAAAGATTGATATTAAACAAAAAAAGACAATATACCAACATAATAAAATTTTATTATGTTGGTTTTTCACCTTATTTTGATTAATTTCAATCTTTTTTTAATATTAATCATAATAAATATTAAAAATAATAAGTTTTTGTGTTCATTAAAGTTTACTTTTTATAAATTCAATTACAAAATTATCATCGTTCCCCCATTGTAAATATTCTTCTTCGTTCATTTCAATATCAACAACATCTGTATCGTCGCCATATAATACAACAATAAATCGAGCTGATTTATTAAGCATAATAATAATATCCTTAATACAAAATTCTGTGTATGTAAAAGTTTTAGTTATAACTTTTGGATTATCTAATGTAATCCTATCCATTTATTAAGGGTGAGATAATTTATAAATATTAAATTCTTCACGTAATTTTTTTAATTCATTAATGGCAAATGTAAGCATCGTAAAATATTCTAATGCGTTTGGTTTACCATTTTCTTGAATAGACAACCTAGGATCAATATCATATACTTCTTCTGCTATATGACCTATCATATTTCGAAAAGAATTATCTCCTTTAAAGTTGTATGATTTACATTCAAGTTTTAAAATACTACTTGTATCGTCAAATGGTTTGATATTACACTTTCGTATTTTACTTGATGTGAAATAACCGAGTTCAAATGTAGTTGTGTCATATACTGTATAATATGTTCCAGATAATGATCCCAGCGGTCTAATAAAACATCTATTAGGTCCCCCGAAACCAGTTAAGGGTAATCCAGACGCATTTATTACGATAGTATTATACATACAATTATTATTACCTGCAAGATTTCCAATTGCAATAGAATTATATCCTTGATTTGTGTTTCCAGCCTGTGAGCCAATAGCAACAGCTCCCGAACCCTGTAAATTTTCGCCTGCTCTATATCCAATAGCAACCGCCTGTTCATATTGACTTGTCTGACCTGAACTTTCGCCGATAGCAACACTTCTAAATTTTTGTTTATAATATCCAGAATTAACGCCAATAGCAACAGTAGTAGTCTGTTGTCCAGTATAACCTGCATTTTGTCCAATAGCAACTGATGATAGTCCTTGATTAAACCGTCCTGCTTCATATCCTATAGCCACTGATTGCGTCCCTTGATTTGATCCTCCCGCAAAATACCCCATAGCAATAGCTCCTGTTGCCTGTTGTAAACTACCACCTCCATAACCAATAGCAACAGCCGCATAACCTTGAGAATACCGTCCACTTTCATCTCCAATTGCTATAGCTTCATTTTGTTGTTTTTGACTTCCTGCCTGCCAGCCTATACCAACTGAATAATTACCCTGATCTAGAGCTCCAGAAGTTTCTCCTATAGCTAATGAAGCTACCCCTTGATTACTTTGACCTGCATTCCATCCAATAGCAACAGCGTTACGTTTTTGAAGTGTATTTCCTGCCTGCGATCCAATTGATACAGCCCCCGATGCTTGATTGAAATATCCCGCGAAATAACCAACTGCCACAGCATTTTGTCCTTGAGATATTTGCCCAGCAACCCTACCAATTGCAATTGCAAATTGACCTTGGTCTTGACCTCCTGCGACGGAACCAATAGCAACTGTAGTCGACCCTTGTCTTGTTGATCCCGCTCTTTCTCCAATAGCAACACAATTACCAACCTGTCCTGACATCCCACTTTGAAAACCAATTGAGACACATCTACCTCCCTGTGTCATCATACCACTTTGATAACCTATTGCGACTGAATCTCGATTTTGCGATGTAAAACCTGATTGAAAACCTATAGCAATACTTCCTGTTTGTTGATTATATTCTCCAGCCTCTTGACCAATAGCAATTCCAGATACTTGTTGTCCTGTAAAACCAGCTTGAACTCCAATAGCGACTGTATTTTCACCTTGATTATTTTTACCTGCCTCATACCCGATTGCGATAGAACCAGATTGTTGTGATGATGCTCCAGCTAGATATCCCATTGCTACAGAATAATCACCTTGATTTGTTTGTCCGGCAGAACTACCAATTGAAACAGCCGCTAATCCTTGTTGACTACCACCAGCTCCACTACCTACAGCAACAGCTAATAATTTTTGTCCAGTAGAGCCTGCAAAATATCCAATTGCTATATTTCCATTCCCTTGATTTGCCCCACCAGCATTAGTTCCAATAGCAATAGCTTCAAGACCTTGATTTGTATAACCTGACCCAACACCAATAGCAACAGCGCCATTAAGTTGATTTGTAAAACCTGCTTGAAATCCAATTGCAACACAACCAGTAGATTGATTATTGTATCCTGATTTTTGACCCATTGAAATAGAACCAACTCCTTGATTAAAAACCGCAGTATCTAAACCAATAGCAATAGACCCTGATGACTGATTCTGATATCCTGCGTTTAGTCCAATTGCTACTGAATTTTTTCCTTGTGTAAATCTAGCTGCATAATATCCAATAGATATCGAACCTGATGCTTGATTATTTTCACCTGCTCCTCTACCAATTGCTATTGATGAATTTCCTTGTATAACATTTCCAGCGTAAGTTCCCATTGCTATAGCAAAAGGTTGTTGACTATTATATGCTGCAACATTACCTACTGCAATCCCTTCTTGTCCTTGAGCAATATAGCCTGCTGCGTATCCAACTGCAACAGCAGATGCTCCTTGAATTCCATTTCCTGCGTAATTACCTAAAGCAACTGTAAATTCTCCTTGTGTTGTTTCCCCTGCATTTGCTCCAAGATGGATTTTTGATCCATTCTCTGATTTCCACGTTTTTGACGTTTGGTCCCAGTATGGATAATTTGAATATGCGATACCTGTCGCCGATATAAATCCTGATGGACCTGTTGGACCTGTTGGACCTGTTGAACCTGTATATCCTGTATATCCTGTATATCCTGTATATCCTGTAGATCCTGTATATCCTGTATATCCCGTCCTTCCCGTATGTCCTGTATAACCTGTATATCCTGTAGGACCTGTGTGACCTGTATATCCTGTATAACCTGTATAACCTGTATAACCTGTATAACCTGTTTGCCCTGTATAACCAGTATAACCAGTTGATCCCGTATATCCTGTATATCCTGTGTAACCTGTGTAACCTGTGTAACCCGTGTAACCCGTATATCCCGTTGATCCCGTGTATCCTGATGCGTTTAGTGAAGTATAATCAACTCCACCCAAATTTAATACGTCTGCGTCTATTTCTGTTAAATTCATCAACGCTAAATAATTCGATGTAAAAGCGCTCATTTATAATAAGTAATTTTATTATAAATAAAAAAGAAATTTAGAATTTACATTTTGATGGCGGTAATTGAAAATTATGAACATAGGAACCTCTTCCGGCTTCACCTTTACCTGTTATTGCTCTTACTATATATCCAGCATCTTCTGCCATTCCGTATCCTTGGACTCGTCGAACGGCTCCCATAGGCGCAGCATCATATCCTAGTCGTTGTCGCTGTAAAATTTCAGCAACTGATCGTCGTAATCCAGCAGCTACTTCAGGAGTTAATCTCACTTCACGAAGATGAGTCTGAAACACTGGAAGTAACTGCTGATCTCCTTCTTCAGTACCTAAAACCGCATTCATTATAATGCTATTTTCTTGGGGTGTCGATCTCCGTAGATTAGCACCAGCAAATGAAGGATCAGCTCCACCAAAGAAATAATTAGACCAACTACCATTATTTTTACTTTCCTCCTCACCATCCATTTCCATTGTTCCAAATCTTGCATCTGGAGCAAACTCACCGTTGTTTGTTCGGCGGACAATTTCACTTAACAGCTCATCCATCAAATCTTCAACCGCTTCGAACATTTCCCGATCTACACCTTCTTCCCCTGTTTGCGCATTTATAGTTGGGTCATCCTCAACTCTTATAGCATTTGCAAGAAAATCTTTGCCTACAAGAAATGCTTCCCTTATATCCATATCATCCAGTCTATTTAGAAAATCGATAATCTCATCACTTGTATAAATTCTCTTTTTTGAAGGTTCTTTTATGTATTCTGGAGTTTCAAAGTCTGCTTTCCCGCCATATTGACCTTCTCCTTTAACTAGCCGATTTACAACAGCTTTTGCTCCTGTAAAAAAGTTTGATATCGCACTGGTATATGATGGTAAATTCTTAACAACTTGTTCAAGATCTTGTTTTATAAATTTTGTAGTCTCGGCGGTTGATAGACCATTTGCCTCTAACATATTCTGCAGGTAATCCTGGCAGTTCCAACTGAGAGCTCTATATTCTGTAAACCTTTGGTCTCCCATCTTTTTCCTTGTGTTTTCGAGTAAATCGTTGATTGTTATATTCCGGGTTCCTAAGAGGACATCCATAGTATCGGTCGATTGAGAGGGGACTCCAGATCTTTGAAAATTTAATACAGCATCTTTTTCTGTCAGATATTTACCATTAATTACAACACCTATATGAATAAGGTCATCGTATGGTGTATTTTTCAATGCTCCGATAAATTTCGCGAATTTAGATATTTGAATTGGATATCTGAAAAGAGTTAATTTTTCAACTTTCTCTGCACCAACTTGTTCGATGAGTTTTCTACTTTCGGGGGGAAATTTACCGGGTTCTCTAAGGAATACACCTTCTCCGCTTTGTTGATTTTGTTGATCTTCAGATTCATTATTATTTGATTCAGATGTAAGCCCGTTACGTCTTCTAAGTATTGATACTGGAACCATCGGATTTGGCGGCGCAGGAGCAATATTAGGCATTACTTCACCAGGAACTGGTTGGGTTACCCTATTTCTTCTAAATAAATTAAAATTCATTCTTTATTAAAGAGGAATAAAAAAATTTTTCATTAGAATTTAACATTTCCAAATTCAGATGAAATAGATCCATATGGAAGACCACCCATACCTACTGAAGAACGTTTTGATTTTAGACGATAATCTTGAGCGGGACCATTTCCTTTTATATTTTGCATGATTCCTGCATGGGCTGGAGCAATGGGATCGTGTAAAACTCCATTTCTACCATGACTTTTACTTCCACCTCGCCCCATTAATCTCTGACCCGGAGGGCTTATAACAAGTTTATTAGATAGTTCTCCTCCTCTCATTTTTCCATATCCTTGGGATCTAATATAATCGGCTGCTGATTTTCCAGCGATTCCACCAGCTGTCGCACCAAGAGGGTTTACTGTTAAAAGCGCTCCTCCCATTGCTCCCAAAATAGGTAAAGCATATGCTGCTACATTTGAGACGATTTTAGTATCTTTCAAAAACTGGTTAACATCTTTTCCAGCTTGAACAAACCAATTTCCAACATCTTCCCAAAAGCCTCTACCTTTCATACGTCTCTTACCTGAACCTGCCATTTTACTTTCTTTAGCGAATTGTTTTTGAATATCCTTGAATCCAGGTATCTTTAACAATGCGGTTTTCTGAGCTTGAGTTATTTCAGACATATTTTATTTTAATAGCTGTCAAGATATTAAAATAATTTTTTAAAAATTGGAAATAATTTTTTTTTAAATATACGATTCGTATTTTTTGATATATTTTGAGACTTCTTTCTCACCATCACGGCTAGCATCGGGAACTTTATTTAATTCTTCTATATATTTTTCATATCCAGATGCTTGACTAAATGGTTTCCCTTGAAAACGATCGTCTAAAAACTGTAATGCATGCCAGCCGCAATTACTAGTCAGCTTACTTTGACGGCGAATCATCGACTGTTTGTATTTAAATAAAACTTCGGGATTCATTCTAAAAGCAATTTTACGGCTCATTTTAACTAAATCCGGGGGCATTTTACCTTCACATAGGGGGTCGAAATATTCTACTGTTGGAAAATCATCTTCATTATTAATATAGACGCTTCTCCAATGACCAGGGCGCATTCCATCTTTTCCAGAACCATCTGATGTTGAGGGATTGGTGTTGATTATAAAACCAAAACGTTTATCTCCGCGAGCGACATATTTTGGTAATTGATTTATTTCGTCAGCTGCAATTACGGGGACATAATCTTTAATTCGTTTTTTTGCAACTTCTTCTATTTCATCATTATAAAGCCCGTTACCATCATATCCGTTACCTGGAAATTGAGCCACTACAGCTGGAACTGTTTCAGTTTTTTCATCCCCAGTTGTTCCAGTTTCAAAATCAGAAATTGTAAAAATGTTGTCATTTTTTTTAGATTGAGTTTTTGGGGGAGGAGGAGGCATACTTTCAGCCGCTTTCCGAGCTTTATATTTTTCTAACGCGTCTCTATATTTATCACCTCCTACATTTGTATATTGTGTATAAAACTCTGCTACATAATCTCTCACTTTAGCATAATTAGGGGGGACTCCTCTACCCTCAAGGACACCTATAATATCAACTAATTCATTTACTGGAATTTGTTTTTTACGTCCAGTTGGTTCTTCAAAACTATAACCTTCTTTTTGTTTTGCTGCTTCTTCAGCTGCTTTTTTTTTAGCCCTTTTTTCATCTTTTGCAGCTCGTCTTGCTCTTTTAGCCTCTTCATTATTTGCAGATTCACCCTCACTATCAGCTGGAGGTTTACCTTTTTCAACTGCTATAGTTGGAGATACTTTAGATGAACTGGGGGCAGCTGAGATTCCTTTCATTAACAACTTACTTAATTTTTCAATACTTGTGTCCTCTGATTTTCCAGCTTGGATATCTGCAATTGATGGGATTTTCCGTTGCGGTTTAAAAAAATATATAGGGAGCCCGCTTGTTTCTGATTTCTCCATATCTGGAATTATTTTCTTTCCATATTTCATTTCTTTTGGTTTTTTACGACGAGTTATCCGTCTTCCGGGAACATTAACGATATTTTTAATATTTATCTTAGAAATCTGTTTTTGAGAAATCCCAGCAGGCGTCTTTATAAACACTTTCTTTTTATCAATAATATAGTATAGCTTTCCATCTGATGTTGAGAATAAACGTCTTGGTCTTGGCATATTTATAATATGAAATTATTATAAATTTTTATTTTTTTTGAGTTTTTGCAGGCTTTATAAGATTTACGCATTCATTATTCTCTATATAATATCTCTCACGACTTTCTAATTCATATTTGGATTCACAGGGGAAATTTTCAACTAAGATCATTTGATAATTACCTCCTTTAATAATATCATACGATGAGGGTTTATAATGACCGAGACCTTTTTCTATAACCCTAAAATCATTTACATGTCTTGAAAGTCGTCTTGATAAATATTTTTCTTTTGTTGAACCATAATATGTATTTCCTGTTATGTTACAAACAAGTCGGTATATTTTACCCTGAGAATAATCTTGACTAACGTATTTATTATAAGCTTTTACTTTCTCAGCATTATTCAGTTTCCATTGCTTCATATATTCTTTTCTATCAATCATGTCGTCTTTTATGTATTTTTATCTTTTCTTAAATATCTTTTTTAATTAACAGTAACACCTTGAGCAGTGAAATTAGCAGTCTTTTGACCGACGATAACGTTGCACCAGGTAGCAGTAGTTCCACCAGTAGTAATAGTAGTTGTGTTAAAGTTAGCTTGCCATTGATAAGTCGCTGATTGAGTTGCAACATCTAGACCATCAATAGCAGTAGGATCAAGGTCACAAAGGCTTCTGAGACCCACCCAACTGTCTACATGGCACCAATTAGAATAAAGATATTCACCTGATGTTTGGATACAAGATTTAGCAAGGAATTCTTTGTTGGCAACCGAAAAATCAGTACCCTTCGTACAATCGTATCCAGCGGGGTTGGATATAGGTACCGAATTCAAAAAAGTATTGTACGTAGTCATAACACCACGAGGATGGAAATTATTAAGATTTATACCATCAGTAGCAGGATAAGCAGTTCCACCAGCTGGGGCTACAGGTCTGAAGGGGGCACTTACGATAAAAAGAACACGTTTTCCATACCCCGCCGTAAGTTGGGTTTGATAGGAGTGGCTTCCGCTTTGACCAATTGTTTGACGAACAACTGATACGTAAGGAATTGGTAAGCTAATCCCACCCCCACTCATTACTTTGTTGATGACTTGACTGACAATAGCAAGATTGGCTTCAGTAGCAAGAGATAATTGAATATTAGAGACAGTTGTAGTTAATAGAGAGATAGGAGTATCAATAACAGAGTTAGTAGCAGTTGAGAATCCAAACTGGTCAGTTGCATTAAAATAAACTTGGACAATAAGGCTCGAAGGTGAATATAAAACACGGTCAAGAGATGCAAAAGTCATTTTTAGAGCAGATAAAGGTAGAGAAATATCTAATTGTGAAACTGCAGTTACGGCTCCAACATAAAATTCACGTTTTCCAACATAAGAATTTCCATAAGATGCTATTCTATTAATAGGCGCACCAATAGCAGCAGCGGCATCAGCTGGTAATACACCATTAGTCGCAACACCTCCAATAATATTGGATTTAGACATATCTTCAATAGGATTAAAGGCAGATGTAGAAGCGTTAATTTGAGTTCCAACGGAACCTGTTCCAATAATCAAAGCTTGGGCTTTTGACGCGAGTTCAGTGGCGGGGGTACAAAGAGGAGTAATAAGCTGACCATATTTTTCAAATGAATTTACATCCATAAGAATATTAGACGTAGCAGCATCATAGATAACTAATCTACCAATCATTGCAGTAGTATTGGCATTGTATTGATTATGTCCTGCAACGGGCGCAAGCGTACTTACTGTGAAATTAAGACGTGATTTTCCAAGGCGCATGGCTGAGCTGCTTAAAACGAACTCTACAGGTCCTGATAGAGAACCAGATGAGAGAGTAAGGGATGTTGATCCTTGGGGAGATACATTTCTGTAAATAACACTGGAGTGATTAGACACTACAGGGCTGTAATTTAATTCTTGAGATATAGTTTCAGACATTATTTATTCTATATGAAAATAAATAATTTTTTTTATTTTATTCTAAAATTTTTTTTTATTTTTAGGTAATTATGTTCTCGGGAGGTAAAAATAATGTTGTAATTCCCCAGGGCTCAACAGGGTATAATGGCTTTAATTCATTAACATCCATGGGTTGAGGGGGCGCGGGGGGTTGTGTTGGGGTGTCTCCACTTTCAGTTTTTGTCGCGCTTGGACTGGGTGTGTTTACTATTTGCTCCTGTATTTTAGACTGCGCCTGTTCTATTCTAAAAAGCCGCTCTTCATTTGTTATTCGTAATTCATTTTTTTGCAATTCATGAACTACATTACGTTGGTAAAAAACAACAGAGAAAGCCCAGGGGATTCCATTGAGGTCTATTAGGCGGTCAAACGTATCCACAAGTGAAAATTGCCATGAATTTGTTGATGATGTATTATATTTACGAGTATTCATATCAAAATTGACCTGTTGATAGTTCATCACTGCTAATGCTGGAAAACTACCAAAATTCAAAAGTTCCTCTAATATACTATCTGTTGCATCTGAGACCAGATTTGTTTTTATAAAAGCTCGTAATATATATGATAAATTCAAACTATTCACACTCTCTAATGTTGAAGTTGTTACAAGAGGAGTTGGTGTAAAAGTATAAGTTGTATTTGATTCAAAACCAAGCTGCCTATAAGGGGATGTTTCTACAAAAATTAAATATATAGGAATTGCTTTTGTGTTTACGGTAAAAGTATAATGGAATGTATCCCCTGCTGTTGACGCTGGATATGAAACTGTATATGTTAGCGCATTCACAGTAGCCGCAGTTAACAGGGTTGCCAGAGTTGATTGCAGATTTATACGGTTATAACTACCCGCCGGTATTGTTATAGTTATTGATGTTAAATTTTCTTTCAAAGTAAATGTATTATATCCACTAGGAATATTATAGAATGATTTTGGAATAGATGCTTGAACTAAACAAACACTGTCAAATTTATTATTTCCAAGATCGACAGGGTTTGATAAAAAACTTGAATTTGTTCCCAAAACCCGATCTTTACTATTAAAATTTATCACTAATGGGCTTGTTGTTGAATTATCTATTAGACTCATTTATATATAGGAAGGATATTATTCTTCAAATTCTAATTCTTTAGAAAAATTTTTACGGAATTTTTGATGCCTCATATCGGTATAGAGAAAATTATAGGGGTCTCGGGTTGCATAATCGTAGATATCAAAAAATTTCTCTAGATCTACAGATAAATCTAACATTTTATGGATATGTTCAAGTTTATCCCTTGTCATTGAGCGGAAACATATAAAGTATGAAAGCTGCTTTAAAACTTGGGGGGCACAATCATTTACATATTGACTACTAATATATACTGACGCTTTCAAATGTCTGGATTTCTTCGTCAAAGCCACAAGCGCGGGGTTTTTTAATTCTTGCGAAATATCATCAAAAACAAAGATGTGTTTTGGAGCTAGTTTTTTAGGCTTATATTCATACTTCTTTTTCTCTGCTTCTGGTAGTTCAAATAATATCTTTGCATGCGTTGGAGGTTTAGGTTCCTCATTCTTTTTTACAGGCTCTTCTTCTCCAACTGATAAATCGGTTATAATTTCTTCTAATAAATTTGTTTTTCCTTCCATCATTGAATCAAACACATTAACTTCATTCCCTCTTGATTCTAAAATTTCTATTAATGTTTTCCATGAGTCATCAACTCTAGACGTAGGGCAAAATATCCAAAATATTGTTTTCTTATCGGATGTTTTTTTTAAGATTTCAGCAACAACTGATGTTTTACCAGACTTACGTCGCGCACAAAGATAAGTAACATTAAAACATTCTGGAAAAAGCTTCCCTCCTTTTACTTTTGATACATCGAGAACATTTGCATTTACAAGGGGTTTTATTGTTATATTATTTAGCGTGTTTTCTTTAATCATATTTATTATAGGAAAGAATTTAGAATTTTAATTTTACATTTGTTGATAATTGTTGTAAGCGATTAAGATGTGAATTAAAGTGAAATGTATCCTTTAACTTTTTATTTTCCATCTCCATCGCCCTGACTTGAGCCTCGCGAGCACTGAGAGCCTCGGCAATCTTTCTTTCTTTTTCTAAATCTTCTTTCTTGGGGGGTTCGGGAGGGGTCTCTAGCTGAATATCAAACTCAATTTCATCTTCAGAATCTTCACTTTCTACAAATGGCGTATACACGGCTACTTTGCCCACCTCCTCCTTTAACTTCTTATTAGCGAGGATCTGTTGATAGACGCGACTCTTAGCGAGATTCTTTAACCCTTGTTCTCCTCTTTTATCTACTTCTCCATTCTTTCTTAAAAGATTCCCTTTTTCATCTCGTTTTGGTTTTTCTCTATACGGTCGGGGAGCTCTGGGAGCTTTAGCTTTTTTTTCTATAACATTTCTGGATAATTCTTTTTTGATATCAATTTCATCTTTATTAAAATTAATATTTTCCGATTGGGGAGGGTCTTTTTCCTCTGTATTTTTCACCTCTTCTGTAATCAAATCTTTTGGCGCTTCTCCTTTTTCATAATATGTTTTTTTGACCATTTTAATATAAGCGCGGATTTTATTTTTTTTAAAAAAAAATTTCTTTTTTCTTTTATTAAAATAAAATGGATACTGATGAAAAACTATATTTTATAGACTTTGAAAAAAAGAGCCTTTCTGACATACAACAACTGTTCTCTAACTTGAAACATATCGGTATGACGGACGAGGAAATTGATAAATATGCCCTGGAATACAAGCTGTTTTTTGAAAAACGAGTTAAAGCTGAAAATGAACTTAAAAAAGGGTCTTAGCCAAAAGTTGTCTCTTTAATAATCGTGATATATAAAAACGCATCAATCGGGCGTTTATTTACCTTATATTCTTTATAAAATTCTCCAACGTTCTGCGACATGTTTATTATTTTATTATCGATCAGGAAAAATACCGCCTCACTAGGGTCCAGTTTTATATATCTCCGGATACTGGCTACACAAAAGCCGAAATTCTCACGCTCAGGTAGCATAAATCGCCTCTTGCAAATTTCAATATCCTTATTTGGTAGTATAATCGCCGGCACAAGATCATAATATTTACTTCTTAAAGCTATGCAATCGCCCATTTACTTATTTAAAAGATTATATTTTATTATTTGTGATTCCGTGAATCGAATATATTATAAAACAGACTTCCTGTTTTATAAATAAAAAAATTTAAAATTTATTAATTAAGATACCATTGTGTTTCTCTTGTTTCTTGAATGTCTATATTAGCACTCCACTGGGGGCTTACATTATACAGATACCAATCGCTAAAGCTAAAATAAAATCCATAGCCTGCAGTTTCTTCTATAAGTTCTAACATCTCACGATTATGCTCGGTTATTGATGCTAAACTTGCTGCAAAAGATTTCTTATGCCAATATGCGCGAATTAGAGTCGCAGTCATATTTGGTCGGTAAGATAATATCTTAAACACGATTTCGTTGGGAAAAAATTCATATAAATCTTCGATGATGCTCATTGTTAATATGTGATATTAATATGGGGAGCTCCAAAAAAAATTCAATTTTAAATGACCTCGCCCTCCCTATATTTTTTTCCTAATCGGAGGTAGCGATTGTTGTTCCGTCCGGGCTTTCCAATTCTGTATCGTCAAAATAAACTTTTGTCTCAAGTTTTGTCATCGATGTTTTTTGCAATTTATCGATCACAAATGATGCTTTCCCCTTCTTTCTTCTTACTCTTTTAGAAAAAAGACAGAAGAGACATATTGTAATCATATTATTGCAAATATATATATATCATATATAGGCGAGTGATGAGAATTCCGATTTTCCGTATTTTATTATTTATCCTGATTTTCACCTTGTCATGAAAAGTCACTTTTGGGCTTCTGGCATTCCCCTGGTTTCCACCCCAACAGGAAAAATATAGGAGAAGTATATCATCTTAAAATTGAATTTTAAAAATAAAAAACATTTAAAATTTCAAAAGTATAATTAAATGATAACCCTAATTGAAAGAATCGATATCAGTAAATTAAAATGTGTAACAGATAATTTTGATGCACTCATGGAACAGATAGGATTAGCGTATGATCCCTTTACATGCTCCCGACTTGACCGTGAGGGAACTAAAACTATATTAAAAAAATACCTGGCGTCCAAGGATGCATCGGGCTCCTCTCAGATTATTTATAATTTTTCAAGAAACTCAAGAGGAGGTCGATTGTTCTCCCAAACACCGTCACTCCAGGGCTTACCAAGATCTATTCGTCATACAATTACTAAGGATAATATGATTGACATTGATATCAAGAATTGCCACCCTGAGATTTTGAAATGGTATGGAAATAAACATAGCTTGGATATTGAGAGTTTATGCTATTACACTGATAATCGTGATAGTTGTTTGACTGAACTGATGTCTATCTATGGAATAAGTAAAGATAATGCAAAAGAGTCTATTTTATCTATTATTAACGGCGGCGACCCTCATAGATTAGATAAAATAGATATGCAAAGGTCCCCCGACTGGTTTTATAATCTCACGGTTGAGATTGGATCTGTTCATGATTTTATCTCTACCAATGAGACTAAATTTTATAATGAAACTATTAAATCAAAAGGAAAGGATTATTATAATATCAAAGGCTCCGTCTGTAATAAAATGTTCTGCTACTATGAGAACATCATCCTAAATTATATGATGGAAATTTGTAAGGCTCAAAAGGTTGATATTGGCGCTCTTTGCTTTGATGGACTGATGATATATAAACATGAATCTCTCGATCTCGATTTATTGCTTTCATCTATGGAGAAACATATATTTAGTAAGATGGAAATCAGTCTTAAAATCATTCAAAAGGACATGAACGAATATATACCCCTTGAAAGCTTCGATATCGCAAATAATTCCCCCGTAGACACCTACATTTGGACGGATTTTATTTATGAAGCGCGACAAGTATTTGATTCCTTATTAGATCTGATGGATTTTTTTAAGATGAATTTCCCCCGTGTTTGTAAAAAGATAAATATTGGAATTGGATTTTACCTTAAAAAAGAACATATGGGTTTACTATACAACAACACCCCGTTGAAAGAGTTAGATAAGAGCATAAAATTCTATTATCTTGCAACCAATACAAGCGCTAATGGTAAAACGACCGATAAACAGATTGTTATTTCTTTAGGCGATCTATTTGAAAAAAGTCAGCTACCAGTATACTCTCATGTTGTATGTCATCCTAAAAATAACAGTTCAGGAGCTCTCAATACATGGACGCCTCTCAAAGCAGATAAAATAAGACCCCCTAATTTAGAAAAACTTGAACCATTACTCACATTCATTAAAGATATTATATGTGATGGGAATCAAGGAATGTTCAAATACTTTTTAACATGGACTCGTCAAATCTGCCTAACTCCTGAGAAAAAAACGGGTAAAGTTATTGTTTTCCAATCACGCCCAGGAACAGGTAAGGGTTCTCTCGTTGATTGGATGACCAAGGATCTATTTGGAGCAGCATGCGCAACTAATATGAAACTTGAGGCATTAACGTCTAAATTCAACAGTCGATTAATGAACAAAGTTTTTATATCTGTTGATGAATTGCCTATAACATCGGAAAAATTCCATGCCGTATTTGACACGTTAAAGAACCAAATTACTGCGCATTTTATGGAGATTCAATTTAAAAACAAAGACGCGTTTGAAGTAGATAATTTACTTAACTTATTATTTATGACCAATCATATAAATAGTATTAAGGTAGAGGAAGGCTGCAGGCGGTATATTATTTATAAAATCAATGAAAGTCGGATCGGTGACCATGATTACTGGACAATGATGCATAATGAAATTTTGACTGAAGATATGGCTGTTGAATTTTTTAACTATCTGAGATACATGAATACGGAGGATTTAGTAAATCTTAATAATATTCCATCATCAGAACTAAGAACGCAGATGATTAATAACAGTATGAATTCAGTTGAGATGTTTATTAAAGAGATTAGAGATCGGGAAATAGATTGTAGTTTAAAATTGATATCAAACACTGGAATGGTTCATGTGAGAGACATTCCAGCGACTGATATAATTAAGATTAATAAGGCTGATCTATATACACCTTATTGTAATTGGTGTGTTCAGGTTGGAGAGAAAACTCATAAACAGAAAATGTTTAATCAATATCTACCCGAAAAGAAAAATGCTGCAAATGGGCGATATTGGTTGGTATAGGGTAGATATAGGGTGACCGAGGGTCATTTAAAATTGAATTTTATTTGGAGCTCCCCAAATAAAAATCACAATCAATCAAATGGCTCAACAAACTTATACCAAATTCCAATACGACTGCGTATCAAGACAACGTAAAGTTGCTTGGGCTAAATATTATGAGAGTGAAGCGTTGCGGGCTGAGGATGCAAATGTTGTAATTACAATTATTCCGAGAGTAGATGGTAAGCTTGCTGAAAAGTCATCTTTACCAACTCATATAACTCAAGAGTATTACGACATGGCAGCAAAATTGAATAAGAAATATACATGCCC